CGTACAAGGCGTACCGCAACTCCGCCACCTGATCCGACTGAGAGAGGACGCAGACCATGGCGACCACGCCGAAGAAGGAGGGCACCGAATCGTCGGTGCTCCAGGACAAGCCGACCGCTTCCGCGGCCAAGGCGGGTGACCATGACCGGATCGTCATGGCGTCGCGCAAGGCCGACGGCAGCATGGACCAGACCGCACCGGAGTTCATCGGCGACAAGGACGTGGCCATTGCCGCGGCCAAGGAGCAGCTCGGCCAGCAGGCCGCGTCCGCCGTGGACGTGGCGGCGCGTGGGGTGTCCAGCACCCCGGAGGCAGCTGCGGCGGCCGAGCCGGACCCGGACGTCAAGGCACTGAAGGACGCCCAGGACGAGGCCGTTGCGGCGGCTGAGTCGCAGGCTGAGCGCGAGGTCAACCGGCTGCACCAGGGCCTGGGTGACTGACCCGTGGCCCGTATCCGCATGCTGACCAGCGTGTCGGGGCGGGGCTTCGCGTGGGCGCCGGGTGAGGTCGTGGACCTGCCCGGCGCCGAGGCCGCCCAGTGGGCTGACGGTGTCCGCGCCGAGCTCGTGCGCGACGAGCAGCCCGAGACCCCGGAGGCCGCGGCACGGCCGGAGCGCGCCGCCCGGAAGCTGGCCGCGCGCCGGCCGCGCACTGAAACCCGCACGAAGTAGAGGGGGACGGTCGTGGCGTTGCTGACCCTGGAAGAGGCGAAAGCCCAGCTCAACATCCGCACGACTGCCAGCGATACCGAGTTGCAGATGTACATCGAGGCGCTCACCTCGGCGATCGAGGGGTACGTGGGTGTGGTCGAGGAGCGGGAGGTCACGGAGACCGTGACCGGGCAGGGCCCGGCTGTGGTGCTGCTCCAGACTCCGGTCATGTCCGTGACGTCCCTGACTCCGGTGGAGACCGGGGGGACGGCCGTGGACGTGGCCAGGCTGTACGTGGACGGCCCCTCTGGGGTAGTCGCCTACGCCGACCGGGCCGCATTCTCGTGTGGCCCGTGGACGGCGGTCTACACGGCCGGACGTGCCACGGTCCCGCCCACCATCAAGCTGGCCGCGCTGCTGCTGCTTCAGCATCTGTGGCGCACGAAGAACGGCCCGGCCCGCGGCTCGGCCGGCGCCGACGACTACGCGGTGACCGAGCCGGTGCCCGGGTTCGGGTACGCGGTCCCGAACCGCGTGCTCGAACTTCTGGAACCGTTCAAGCTTCCGCCGGGGATCGGCTGATGACGACGTCTGCGGTGCACGCCGCGATCAACGCGCTCGTCGTCCGATTCGAGACCGCGCCCGCCCTGGACGGGGTGCGAGTCATCGACGGGCCGCCGCCGTCCACCAACTTCAGCGAGCCTGACCGGCTGTATGTCGGGTGGGCCCCGGGCGCCGAGCAGGCTGCCGAACTACAGCAGTCGTTCGCGTCGGCCGGTGCCCGCCGTCGAGACGAGGACGGCGCGATCTCCTGCTACGTGGAGACCCGTGCCGGGGATGAGGACATGGCCCTGTGCCGGGCCCGTGTCTTCGAGCTGCTGGCCGTTGTGGAGGACGAGCTCCGGGCAACCGCCGCAGCCCCGGACGCCCCGACGCTCGGCGGCACCGTCCTGTGGTCCGAGCTCACCACCGGGTCCCTCATCCAGGAGCAGGGACCAGACGGGGCCCTGGCCGGCCTTGTCTTCACCGTGGCGTACCGCGCCCGCATCTGATCACCACCAACCAGGAGGACAGCCATGGCGCGAGTGCGCTACATCGGCGCCGAGCCGGTCACCGTGCCGGAGCTCGGCGACCGCCGGATCGAACCGGACGAGATGGTCGAGGTACCCGACGGACGGTACGACGGCTACGTCTGCCAGACCGGGACGTGGGAGGCCGTCGAGGAGCCGAAGGACGACGAGCCCGCCCCGAAGAAGCTGCCCGCCGCGGTGAAGCCGCCGGCCACGAAGACGGAGGTCTGACATGGCGATCGGATCGGGCCTTGGCGCCCAGGTCGGTATCGCGGCCGAGGCGTCCTACGGGACGTTCCTCGCGCCGACGAAGTTCATCGAGTTCACGAAGGAGAGCCTTCAGCTCAAGAAGACCACGGCCCAGAGTGCTGGCATCGCAGCCGGTCGGCTCGTCCCGCTGTCGTCGCGGCGTGTGGTGACGCAGCGGCAGGCGTCCGGGTCGCTGGAGATGGAGGTCACCAACAAGGGCATGGGCGTCCTGTTGCAGACGCTCATGGGCACGACGGTGACCCCGGTGCAGCAGGCGGCGACGTCGGCGTATCTCCAGGCGCACATCCTCGCGGACGTCGCGGGCAAGTCCCTGGTGATTCAGAAGGGCGTGCCGCTGACCACGGGGGCGGTCACGGACAAGACCTTCCTCGGTTGCAAGATCGTGAGCGCGGAGTTCTCGTGCGAGGTCGGCGGGATGCTGCTGGCCACGTTCGAGATCGACAGCAAGGATGTCGACGAGACGCAGACGTTGGCGGTCGCCACGTACCCGGCCATGTCGCCGTTCCACTTCGGGCAGATGTCCGTGAAGACCGGCACCTACGGCACGGAGACGGCCCTCGACGGGATCCGCAAGGTCTCGCTGAAGATCGAGCGCCCGCAGGCCGTGGAGCGGTTCTACGCAGGACAGTCCGGGCTGAAGAAGGAACCGATCAGCAACGACCAGGTGAAGATCACCGGGTCGCTGGAGGGCGACTACGTCTCCACGATCCTCGACGACATGCACACGTCGGACGCTGCGACCTCGTTCGTCTGGGACTTCACCGGGCCGCTGATCGCCGCAACGCACTACGAGCGGATCACTTTCAAGGTCCCGGCCATCCGCCTCGACGATGCACCGCCCACCGTCGAGGGCTTCGACGTCATCAAGCCCACGTTCAACTTCACCGGCCTGTACGACGGGACGAACCCCACCGCCATCGAGTACATGAGCACGGACATCACGCTCTGATCGGAGGCCGGCATGCCAGCCTCCTTTCAGATCCTCGGGACCGGCCAGCTCCTGGAGCTTCAGCGAAAGCTCAGGGCGGCCGGTCACGAGAACGTCCGCTCGTCCATGCAGCGGCGTATCCGGCGTGCGGCCGAGCCGCTGCGCAACGACCTGCAATCCACCGTCCGGAGCTTGTCGATCCGGTCCACCGGCCGCGGGTCCGGGAAACGTGGCGGCCCGTCGCCGACCACGAGACCCCTGCGCGCGTCGATCGCTGCCGCGATCCGGATCAGCGTCCGGACGGGCGGGAACCCTGGCGCCCGGGTGTGGCTCGACAAGGGCCTGCTGCCCCCGGACATCCCGCCGGGTGTCGTCAACCGCCTGAACGAAGGGCGGCTCAGGCACCCGGTGTTCGGCAACAAGCGGCGCTGGACGCAGCAGAACACGACCCCCCTGTGGTGGGACAAGACGGTCCGCGCCCACACCCCCCGTATGCAAGCCGAGGTGGCCCGCGTCCTGGACGACGTGCGCCGCCGTATCGAGTAGGAGCCCCCGTTGATCATCGTCTACACGCCCGCTGGTGGGGAGCCGGAGCAGTACGACGCCCGGACGCTGCTGTCCTCGGAGGCGTCGATCGTGGCGCGGACCGTGGACATGAAGTGGCCGGCCGTGAAGGAGGGCCTGCGGGAGGAGGACCTCGACGCGATGCGCGCCGTGGTCTGGATCCTGAAGAAGCGGGCCACGCCCACCCTTCGCTACGGCGAGTTCGACCCGGGCGTGGACGAGATGGTCACCCGCTTCGACAAGACCGAGGTAGAGAACTGGATCGACGGGGCGTTCGGGCTGGTGGGCACCGACCCGGAGGTCACGGCCGAGAAGGTCGCCGACGCGCTCAGTGAGATCCCGGCAGCAGCGGCCGACTCGGAGCACGCGCAGGCGTACATCGAGAAGCGGCAGGCCGAGGCGTCCGAGGGAAAAGCCCCCGAGCCGGAGGCCGAGCCGACGGGGTCCGCACCCGCGCGGACGAAATCTGCGAAGAGGACGTCTGCGTCCTCCGCACCGAGTACCTCGGCCTCTTCGCCCACCTCCTGAGCATGCCGCCGGACGTCGTCGACCGGCAGACGGTGGACGACTTTTACACGCTCGTCTGCTGGCTCGACGGCCACCAGCAGGCCCAGCAGCAATCCGGAGGTGAGTAACCGTGGCGACTCGCCTCACGTTCCTGCTCGACGGCCGTGACCAGATCTCTCGCGTCCTGGACCGGATCGGCGACAACGCCAACCAGCTCAGCCGCAGGATGTTGGCCGCTTCGATCAACGGCGACGCGGCCATGCGACGTCTCGGCAACAGCACGACGCAGCGCATGGCCGCAATGCAGCGGGACACCAACCTCGGCGCGAAGGCAGTCGATGCGCTGAAGGGCGCACTGATCAGCCTGGCCCCGGCCGCTATCCCGATGGCTGCGTCCCTCGCGCCGATCGCTCCGGCCGTGGGGGCGGCAGCTGCGGCCACCGCGGCGTACGCCGTTGCGCTGGGCCCGCAGGTCGCCGCGATGGTCGAGGCCGCCGAGGCGGAGAAGAAGTACACCGACGCGGTCAAGGAGTCCGGGGCCCGGTCGCAGGAAGCCATCGAAGCGCACGCCGAGTACGTGCGGACCATGGCTGACCTGCCGCCGGCCACGCGCCGTGCGGCGGCTGAGCTGTCGGTGCTGAAGGACGAGTACAAGCAGTGGTCGGACAGCCTGGCCGACGACACCATGGGTCCGGTCATCAAGGGCATGGCGCTTTTCCGGGCAGGGCTCCCTGCCACGACCGGTCTCGTCAAGGGCATGTCTCGTGAGCTGGACCGGACGCTGTCGATCCTCGCCGGGGGCATGGCCTCCCCCGGCCTGGACGGGCTGAACCGAAAGTTCACCGACTTCACGACGGGGACCCTGGCGCGGGCGAACTCTGCCCTGGTCCGGCTGATGCAGACCGACACCGGCAAGGTCGGCGGCGGCGTCTCCGAGTTCATGGACTACGCCCGCGCGAACGGGCCAGCCGCTGCGGAGACCGTGGAGAACGTCGGCCGTGCGCTGCTGAACCTGGTGCAGGCCGGGTCCGAAGTCGGCGTGAGCCTCCTCGACGTGGTCAACGTCCTCGCCGGCATCGCCGCTGCGGTGCCTCCCGGCGCGATCGCGACGCTGCTTCAGCTGGCCATCGCCATCAAGGCCGTGCGTCTGGCGGCTGTGGGGCTGGCTGCTGCGCGTACTGCGGTGGCTGCGTTCGGTGTGTCGCTCATCGCGATGCAGGCGGCTGCGGCTGCTGCACCGGGGCGTATGGCGGCGGTCACCGCGGCATGGGGCGCCATGTCCCGTGGAGCGCGCCTCGCTGCGGCAGGCACTGGTATCGGGCTGCTCGTCATCGCGATGATGGAGTTGTCCGAGATCGGCAAGGAAGCCCCGCCAGACATCGACAAACTGACCTCGTCGCTGGGCCAGTTCGCCCAGTCGGGGAAGGTCGCAGGCGAGGCCGCTCGTCTCTTCGGCTCGGACCTCGGCGGCCTGATTGCCGCCCTGAACGTGGTGCCCCAGAAGGGGCAGGATGTCGACGAGTTCTTCCGGAAGTTCAAGGAGAACCCCACCAGCATCAAGGACGCCAAGGAGCAGGTAGAGGCGCTCGACAAGAGCCTCGCTTCGATGGTGTCCAGCGGCAAGGGTGACCTCGCCGCGTCGGCCCTGGCCAGGATCAAGGCCGAGATGGTCGGCGCCGGAATGTCGACATCCGACCTGAACGGGAAGCTGACCGAATACAAGGACGCGCTCGCTGCTGCGGCTTTCGAGCAGCAGCTCATCGCCCAGTCCATGGGGCTGTTCGGTGCGCAGGCGCAGCAGGTTCAGGCGAAACTCGACGCGCAGAAGGCCAGTGCTGACGGGCTGGCCCAGTCCATCAACGCCCTGTCCAACCAGTACATCCAGGCCCGCGGCGGAATCCGTGGCATGGAGGCCGCCATCGACGCGGCCACCACCGCGTTGAAGGCGAACGGAGCCACTCTCGACGAGGGCACGGAAAAGGGCCGAGCCAACAATCAGGCGCTGGACGACATTGCGACGTCCACGATCAAGGCCGCTGAGGCTGCCCGTGCGAACGGGGCGTCGTGGGCTGAGGTCAACGCGATCTACGAGCAGGGGCGTACGGCTCTCATCTCGTCTGCCGATGCCATGGGTAAGACGCGTGGCCAGGCGAAGGCGCTCGCTGACCAGATCCTTCAGACGCCGAACAAGACGGCGAAGCTCAAGGGCAACATGGAGGATCTCCAGGCGAAGCTGGACGCCGCGAAGGCGAAGCTCGCCAAGTTGCCGGACTCGCGCCAGGCGAAGGTGCGGGCGGACATCTCCGACTTGAAGAACAAGCTCGCGAACGCGCAGCGGGCCATCGACAACCTGCGCGACGGGTCCGTCACCATCACCACCCGGTACGTCACAGTCGGGGACGGCAGCGCCGCCCGGAAGGCTGGCTCGCACGGCTCGCAGCTGAAGGCCGAGGGCGGGCTGATCCACGGCCCGGGTACGGGTACGTCGGACGATGTGCCGATCTGGGCCTCGAACGGTGAGTTCATGGTCAAGGCGAAGGCCGTGGCCAAGTACGGCGTCTCCTTCCTGAAGGCGGTGAACGAGGGCCGACTGAACATGGGCGCCGCGGTTTCCGGTGGCGGGTCCGCCATGGCCGCGTCGGTGTCCGGCGCGGGTGGTGGTCTGGCCGGCGCTGGAGAACAGGCAGGGCGTGGGCTGTCCGCAGGTCTGCGCGCGGCAGCGGCCGGGGTGGATTCGTCGGCCCGGGTCATGGCGTCTGCGGTCGAGGCTGGCATCCGTGCTGAGCTACAGATCGCGTCCCCGTCGAAGAAGACAAAGGCGCTCGCTGCGGACGTGGGCAAGGGCTTCATTGCGGGGCTCACCGGGTCCAAGGCGAAGATCGCCGCAGTGGCGAAAGACCTGGTCAAAGACATCGTCGCGGCGTGGAAGGGCGTCAACACCAACAAGGACTCCAAGTTGGTCGCGATGGTCAACCGGGACACGAAGAAGCTCCAGGGATTGGCCACCGAACGGGACCGGCTCGCCGCCCGCATTGCCGCGGCGAAGGACTTCGCCAAGACGATCACGGCGGGTGCCCGGCAGGATGCGGCGCTGGGCAGTCTCGGTATCGCCGAGGAGGACGTGAGCGCCGGGTCCATCAAGGGCGGCCTCGCGGACAAGCTGGCCAAGCTGAAACAGTTCACTTCGTACATCAAGACCTTGGCGAAGCGCGGGCTGAACAAGTCGCTGCTGCGCCAGGTGCTGGAGATGGGGCCGGAGCAGGGCTACGCCTACGCCTCGGCCCTGGCCGGTGCGGACGCCTCGACGTTCAAGGCGATCAACTCGCTGGAGACTCAGATCAACCACGGGGCCGACGCGCTCGGCCTGGCCGGGGCCGACGGGATGTACGACGCCGGGGCCAACGCGGGGAAGGGGTTCCTCACCGGGCTGGCATCGCAGCAGAAGGCAATCGAGAAGCAGATGCTGACCATCGCCAAGGCGATGGAGAAGGCCATCAAGAAGGCCCTCGGCATCAAGTCGCCGTCGCGCGTGATGGCGGGGCTCGGCCGGTACACCACCGAGGGCCTGGCCGTCGGCATGACCGAGCGTCTCCCCGTCCTGGACGCGGCGCTCAGCACGGTCACGGATCGGGTGGCGTCCACGCGTCCGGTCATCGGCCGGCCCGCAGTCGTCGGGGCCGGTGCGGGCGGGGTGGTCTACAACATCCCGATCACCATCGAGCAGGCCATGGACCCGATCGCGGTCGCCCGCGAGTTTCAGAAGGTGCTCGTCAAGTACGGCCGCGCGCAGGGCGCGACGGTCAACTTCAGCGTGGGGAGGTAGCCCGTGGCTGTCCTGGTGGAGATGGGCTGGGGCGGTCTGGTCCAGGCCCCGTGGAGCATCACGTGGACGGACATCACGAATCGTGTCGACCAGGGGCAGGGGGTGACCATCACCCGGGGTGCGTCTGATGAGCTGTCCGAGACGCAGCCCGGGACGGCCACCATGACCCTGGATAACCTCGATGGCGCGTTGACTCCGGGGAATCCGAACAGCCCGTACTACCCGTATGTGCGGAAGAATGCCCCGGTCCGGGTGTCCGTCGCCTACTACCCGGCGAAGACCGGGGCCGCGCCGTACCCACTGTCGATGCTGGTCGACGACTTCGATAACGGGGTGGTGGACCCAGCGAAGTGGACGACTGTCGGTGGGTCGGCTGAGGTGGGCGGGCGCCTGCGTCAGCCGATGACGTCGACCGTGGCCCGGCATACATCGGTCCGTGAGTGGTCGCTTGCCGGGTCTCAGCTGACAGTGAAGCTCTGCACCGTGCCCGCGGCAGGTGGCTCGTCGTCTGCGTCGGCCAGCTGGTACGTCTACTCGGCAACGTCCGGCACTCGGCTGCGCTGGTCGTACAACCCACTGACGAACCAGCTGCGCGCGGCGATCGAGGTGGGCGGCGCGGACGCGGGCGGGGTGAACCTGGCCTACTCGGCGATCGATCACGCGTGGCTGCGGGTCCGGGAGACCAGCGGCACCGTGTTCATGGAGACGTCGCCGGACGGGTGGGACTGGACGGTGCGCCGCAGCGCCGCCACCCCGGCCTGGGTGAACAGCGACATGGTGCAGGTCGAGTTCGCCGCCACCCGCACCGGCGGCACCCCCGACTACATCGAGTGGGACTACCTCGGCGCAATGGTGCGTCCCCGCTTCTACGGCACGGTCAACGAATGGCCCGTCGAGTGGGAGGGACTGCTCAGCAGCGTGACCATCTCGGCGACGGACCTGTTCAAGCGGCTGAACCGCCTGCCCGCGCTGATGTCCTGCCTGTCCGAGGAGATCCGGGTACTGGCCCCAGCCGTGTACTACCCGCTGACCGAGCCCACCGAGTCCACGTCAGCCGGTGACCTGTCCGGCACCACCGCCGGGCCGCTCACCATCGCGCAGGCCAGTGTCGGCGGGACGCTCACTTTCGGGACCACACCGGGGCCGGCCGCCGCGGCTGATGCTCTGCCCCTCCTGACGCCCGCGTCGTCGACCGCGGGGAAGTATCTGACGGCGGACATGGGGGCTGCATACCAGTCGGCGACCACCTCCGGTTGGAACATGATGGAGTGCTGGTTCCAGACCAGCACCCCGGGCAGGGTCATCTTCGCGCTCCTCGGGGTGGCGGGCACGATGCGCATGGTGTGGGCGCTCGGTGCGGGTGGGGCCCTCCAGGTAGAGACCTCGGTGGATGGGGATATCTGGCAGACCGTCACCGTCACCACGGGGAATCTCGCGGACGGGAAGCTGCACCACCTGGTGTACGACGAGGTCCTCAATCAGGTGTACGTGGACGGGGCGGCCAAGACGTCGTCCGGCTTCATCCAGTTGATGGTCACGCTGCGGACCCTGAGCGTGGGTGCCTACGCCAACGCCCGCCTGTGGTCCGGGACCATCGGGCACATCGCGCTGCACGCCACCCCGTCGGTGTCCCTCGGCCCGACCATGGCCACCCACTACCAGGCCGGAATCGACGCCTACGCCGGAGAGGACGCGGACACCCGCATCACCCGCCTCGCGCGGTACGGCGGCGTCAACTCTGTGACGATCCACGGGTCCACGCACGACCCGATCGCGGGGCAGGGCGACGCTGGGAGCACGGTCGTGGCCCGGATGCGGGAGGTCGAGACCACCGAGTCCGGGCGCCTGTACGCCGAGCGCGACTACTTCGGGTTGGCGTACCAGTCGCGTGACCTGCGGTACAACCCGGACGCCAGCAGCGAAGTGTTCGCGATCGCCTACGCCGATCTGGAGCCCGGGGTGCAGCTGGCTGACGACGACCAGAAGCTGGTCAACGCGGTCGAGGCGTCCCGGCCGGGGGGCGCCACGCAGTCGATCACGGCGGCGTCGTCGATCCTCGCCTACGGCCGGTACGAGAAGCCGCTCACCCTGCTGAAGACGTCGGACAACAGCGTGACCGACGCGGCGTACTGGATCGTGTCGCGGTACGCCGACCCGGCACCGGAGATCCGAGAGGTCCCCATCGAGGCGTACACGATGCCGCAGTACCTCGACATTCTCGACGCCGACATCAGCTCGTACTTCACGGTGTACGACCTGCCATCGCAGGCCCCCACTCTGGAGGCCCGGGTCACCGTCGAGGGCTACACCGAGACGATCCGCGAGCAGTCCCACCTCATCCAGTACCGCACCAGCGCGTCGGCCACCGACTCCGTATGGATCCTCGACGACCCGGTGTACTCGCAGCTCAACTACACCACTCGCCTCGCCTACTGAACGGACACCCATGGCCATCGACGCCCTGCCCGCCACCGAGATAGTGCGGGCCGAGACGTACTACCTGCCGCCGCCCCCGCGCCGCGGCCAGCCCGCACAGGACTGGTCGCAGGTCCCCGGCGCCGAGCTGGTCTACAAGTGGGTGGAGACCCGGTTCGGGTGGCGGGTGACCGTGCCTACCGAGACCGTCCCCGACGACCCGGGCGTGTACGCGCGGATCGACGACGGCAGATGGATCGCCGAGTGCGACAACTGCGCGTCCGCGTGGATGGTGTCCGTGGCCGATCCGCGGTTCGGGTGCGCGCAGTGCCGCCGGGACTGGGTGGCGCTGATCGTGCCCAACGATGTCCCGGCGGTCGAGGCCGAGGCGCTCGCCCTGGAGCGCCGGTTCTGGTTCCACCCGGACGACCCCCGCAACCCGGTCCAGCCGGAGGAGCCCCCGGCTGAGCCTGAGCCCGAGGAGCCGCAGCCGTGACGTTCGGACCCAAGACGTGGATCGTTGGCGAGACCGTGTCCGCGGCCCTCCTCAACCAGGAGATCCGCGATCAGTGGAACAGCGTGCTGGACCCGTGGACGACGTACACCCCTGGCTGGACGGCGGCCACCACGAACCCGGTGATCGGGAACGGCACGTTGACCGGCCGGTACATGAAGGTCGGCCGGACGGTGCATCTGTCGATCAACCTGGTGGGCGGGGCCACCACCACCTGGGGCGCCGGCGCCTACAGCTTCGCCGCCCCGTTCGCGTCGGCCAACAGCACCGTGTCGTACCTCGGCGGTGCGCGTCTCTCCGGTAGCGGGAGCGGCGACACGTGGATCGGGCAGGCCAGCCTTGGCCCGAACACCACGTCGATCAACGCGACGTTCCCTGTGTCGACGACCAACACCCGCGCGTCGAACATGCACGCCACCGGACCCGAGACGCATGCCGCCGGGTCGACCCTGCGCCTGTTCGTCACCTACCAGTCCGCCACCTGACCAGGGGGTCGCATGACCGAGATCGACATCACCGGCCCCCGCACCCTCCTGGGCTACCACAGCACCTCCAAGGTGGTGCCCTCCAGTCTCATCGTCGACCTGCCGACCACCACGTGGCGGGTAATCCTCCGCAAGGTGGTGCCCGTCGCAGCCGGGGATGTCCTCGACGTGGCCGGCTGGTTCAAGGTCACCAACAACGTGGGCTACAACGTCGGCGTGGGGGCCCATTTGTGGGGCTATGACGTAGACGACGGGCTCGGCGCAGCCCGGACAGAAGCCCACTGGTGGCGGCTGGACCCGGATCCGGATGCCGGGTCGGCAGGTATGAACGTAACCCCGGACATGCATCACCTGACCATGTCGGTCGGTGAGGCCTACGTCGTCCCCGACAACTGGCCGGCCGGGCACCGCATCACGATCGCCCTGCGCGCGGATGCGCACTCCACCGCGTGGGACCGGGACGGCGACGGCCGGGCGGAAGACTCGCTCGTCGTCGACCCGTGCGGCCGGCTGCGTGTCCGCCGCTACGCCCCTGCCTGAACCCTGCTGAATCGTCCCTGCCCCGCGCCACCCTGGCCCGGGGCTTCGTCATGTCTGGAGACTCGTATGGCCGCACCACTGTCTGCCGCCGCGTTCCTCGCGGCTCTGCGCGCCGAGGGCGTGAAGGTCGTAGAGACCAGCGGCTGGCGTACCCACAACCGCAACAGCAAGGGCGCCTGGGGCCCGGTGCACGGGGTGATGATCCACCACACCGTGACGAAGGGCACCGCGAACACCGTCAAGATCTGCCGCGACGGGTACGCGGGCCTGCCTGGGCCGCTGTGCCACGGCGTCATCGCGAAGGACGGCACCGTCCATCTCGTCGGCTACGGCCGCGCCAACCACGCGGGCCTGGGTGACGACGACGTCCTCAAGGCCACGATCGCCGAGGGCAAGCTCCCCGCGGACAACGAGGCGAACACCGACGGCAACGCCCGGTTCTACGGCTTCGAGTGCGAGAACCTCGGCGACGGCAAGGACCCGTGGCCGGCGGTGCAGCGTGAGGCGATCGTCCGCGCGTCGGCCGCCCTGGTCCGGGCGCACGGCTGGGGCAAGGACGGCGACACCTCGGTCATCGGCCACGCCGAGTGGCAGCCAGGGAAGGTCGACCCGAAGGGCATCGACGGCGGGATGCCTGGCATCCGCGCGGACGTGGCCGAGCGGCTCAAGCACGCTGCGTCATGGTCGCCGTCGGCGCCGAAGCCCCCGACCAACCCGACCCCGAAGCCCCCGACAGACGAGGAGCGGATCACCGCTCTGGAGAAGCGCGTCACCGCGCTGGAGAAGAAGGAGTCCTGACCATGGCTGCACCTACCGAGGCGAAGGTCAAGGCGGCCAGTACCGCCACGTTCCTTGCTGGTCTCGTCATTGCCGTGCTGAACGCGGTTGTCGCGGACAGCTCGCTCCTGGGCCCGCTCCCGGTGTGGCTTCAGGCGCCGATCCTCGCGCTGGTCCCGACGGCTCTGACGTGGCTGGCGGGGTATCAGGCGCGGCACACCCCGAGGAGCATCGTCTGATGCGTACCGCGGCGGCCCGGTGGCTGCGGCTGCACCTGGGCCGCCGCGGGCAGATCCTCCTCATCCTGGGCATCGGGAAAATCTGCTGGGGCGTCGGGTTCATCGTCACGCCGCAGCAGGACCCGGCCGGGT